TTACTTGAAGCATCTGGAATACTCCAATTAGAACCATCAAAAGTTGATGAAGCATCTAATTCCCACCATCCCTGTAAACCACTATAAGAAGCTATATTTGGCGGAGTACCGTAGTTGTATAAAGATTCAACAGATTCTGTTCCTGTTGCTGGTAGAGCTGTATTGAATATTGATACATTATTCATATTTCCTGTCCAATAATCACTAACCCATCTACCTATCTCAAAATCTGAAGTGTTATTATTTATTGCCGCTGGAATTGATGACGTATTTGTATCAACTGCAGAGCCATCTATATATAAAATTAAAGAAGTACTTGGAGTATATGTAACTGCAAGGTGATGCCAATTACCATCTGCATATGATAAAGGAGATGTAACACCAGCTCCAACTCCGTTTATAAATGCTCTTATAGTATTTGTGTTACTTTGCCAAATACCAAAATTTCTTTGAGTATATGAACCTGTTCCCTTTGATATTAAATATTTATTTGCTGCTGGTGTTGTGCTTGTTTTAAACCATAAAGAAAGAGTGAGTTGTCCAGTAATTTGTAATTCTGTTGGATTTCCACAAGTAATATAATCATTACTCCCATCAAATGAAAATACATAATCTTGTTCTGCTCCATTACTTGCTAAAAACTCACCGTTAAATCCAGCATTTGAAAGTGGGTAATATGCAACTGGTTTTCTTCCGTTTGTTATTGCCATAGGGTTGCCAATAGCTGAACCTGTTCCATACAATTGTGTGACTTGTGATGCTGAAAGAGCATAATCAAATATTGATGAACTGCTTATTTCTCCATCAAACTCAAACCTTATTGAACCAGATGGATAAGGGTCACCCCCGATTGCAGCATCTGTTATTTGTGTTATAGCGCCTAATGAACCTAAACTTGTTCCAGTTCCAGTCACTACTCCATTTACATATACATAAAGTTTTGAAGCTGCCCTATCAATAACACCTACAATATGATTCCATTGATTCCTATTAACTATGTTTGTAGCATCTGAATTCTCGCTAACCTCTACATATGAATCATCTCTGACTGTAAAATATGCTCTATAACTATCATCACCACCAACATAGGTTGTGTAAAATCTTAAATAAGGCGCTGACCCTCTTTGAGTATAAAAGAAATTATTACTTGTAGTTACATTACTTTTAATCCAAAAACTAAAACTATATGAATCTGAAGCACCTATATTAAATTGAGAAGGTAAATTTGCAACAGTTCCATTGTATAGATTAATATAGTTACTACTTGCAGCATCAAATGTTAAAGAGTAGTTAGCAAGTTTATCCTGATTGCTATTTTCTGGCATAAGCCAACTATTTGATATAAATTCTGTTGCCATATTTTTTTTAATTAATCATTTTTTAATCACCCATTCTATACCAAGCTAATGGATTTAATGTTGATAAATCACTTGGAGTTCCCGAACCATAAATTGTACTAATATTTCCACTTGTTAAAGCACTATTCCAGATAGCTACTTCATCTATATTACCAGAAAAATATCTTGCTCCATCACTTCTTCTACCAATATTAAAATCTGCTGGGTCATTATCTATTGAAGCTGGTATACTTGATGTTGATAAAATTTGACTACTTCCATCAACGTAGATTTGTATAGATGTTGATGGTATATAGACAAAAGCAATATGGTGCCAGTTTCCATCTTTCCAAGTTGTTGCTGTTTGTACTGTTGTAGCACTTCCAGAACTAAAAACTTGACCATATACTTCACCGTTATTTAAAAAGCCAAAATTATAACATCTATTTGTAACATCATCTTTACTAATAATTAATTGATAAGTTGCACTTGATGTTTTTATCCAACTTGAAAAAGTAATTGCTCCAGTAATTTGTAATGCTGTTGGATTTCCAGCACTAAAGTAGTCATTCACCCCATCAAATGTAAAACTACTTGTGTTTGTGAAAGCTGGGGCAGTAATGCCTAATGATTGTTCTGCAAATGTTGCATCTGGTAATGTATATCTTACTGTATATGAATTTATACTTGATGTTGATAATGTTATTTCACCAGTTGATGAATTAATACTTAAACCTTCAGGAGATGCAGTAAAAGTACCTCCAGCATCACCAGTAATAGTTGGTGTAGGGTCTGTACCATTTGTTGCATAACTTGATTCAGCATAACTGAAAGAAGCATCAGTACAGTTTGCTATTGATTTATATATTGAACCCCATCCAATAGTATTATCACAAACACCAACACCCCAATAAGAACTTTCATATATTTTACCAAAATCTGACATACTTTTTTATTTAATATTTATAAAACCCAACCACCAAAATTAGCAACTGTATCAGGGTCTATATCACCATTTGAATTACTATTATATTCAGGGAATAAATTAGTGTTAAAACAAATGTAATCAATGAACCTATTTGTATAATGTTGTGCTTTAGTTCTTGTATTTTCAATTAAAAAATCTACTCTATCTTTATCTAATGCAGTTGCATTTTCTGGACTATGTGAAAAGATTCCACCATTAGTTATGTTAACACCAGCAAATGGCAAATATTCTACCATTGCCCAATATATTAACATATCTTTCAAATAATCTTTTACTAAATTAAAATAGTTAGGATTTAATAATTCAGTCAATTCACCATCTCTAATAAGCTTTTCAATCTTTTCATACAAATCAGTTCCTAAGTAGTTTTGCATGTGTATATCTTGCGCCAAACGTATATAGGGTAAGAATTTATCTGGGTCTAAGCTCCCATTGGCACTTGTAAAAGTGACTAAATCTTGTCTTGTTATGAAAAGTGCTTTCATGTTTTAATTATTTTATTAATTTTTCAAGTTCATCTCTATCTTGTTCTACTTTCTTTTTTAAATCTTCATTAAATCCAATATCTGATTCTAAAGTATCAAAATCTTTTATAGCACTTACATTAATACCTAAATCTTTTGCTATTGCTCTTGCTTCTTTTAAAACTGTAAAAGGGTTAATTGAAAGTTGGCCAGATATACCAGCTTTATATTTTTCATAAACTGATTCAGATTGTTTTTTTGCTTGTGTTAATAAATTAATAGCTTTATCCATTTCAGCTTTTGCTCTGTCCATTTCTTTTTCTTGTTTAATCAAAGCTTTTATTGCTTTTTTTATGTCACTTGCTACTGATAATTCAACTTTATGTGTACCTAATTCAGTTTTATCTGAATTTAGTTTGCTATATACTGTTTCTATTGTTTTCATTTTTTAATAATTTTTATTGAACCGATTTAAAAACTGTTTTCATATCAGGTACAATGCTTAATAAACTTTTTAAAGATTTATAATCATTTATTTCACTAACACTTATACCTAATTCTTTTGCAGTTTTTTCAACAAGTTTTAATTTTTGTTCTATTTGATTATCAACTTTATCTAAAATTTGTTCTGCTTTTTCTGCTTTTGCTCTTAACTTGTTTTTTTCTTTTGATACTTCTTTATAAATTGGTGTTATTTCTTTATCAAATTTATTTTTCAATTCTTTTAAATCATCTACCAAACTTAATTCAACTTTATGCGTTGCTAATTTTGTTTTAGCATTGTTTAATTTATTGTATACTGTTTCTATTGTTTTCATATCTTAATTTATTTTACTCCTGGATAATGTCCGTTATTAGGCATGTTAATTGGCGCTACTTTTGCTTTATTGCTTCCAGCTGGTGAACGTCTGTATGTTTTAGGTATTTCTTTTACTCTTTTGTAATCTTCTATATCTTTACTTCCTTTTTTACCTTCAAGTGCTTCTTTTGTTTTCATTTTATATAAAATTTGAACCCACTTGTGTTTGCAGTACACACCACCTTTGAATTTAAAGAGTGAATATTCTTGTTTATTATGCATAGGTAATTTAGCAGATTTTTCAAATGCATAATTACTGGCTTTATCTATATCCTCAATTCTATAAACTATTTTATTTGCAGTTCTTGCCATCATTGCTTGGCAAAATGGTCTGGATGTATTTCCTTCTTTATTTGGCTTATTAGAACCCTTAGTATATTTAAATCTAATCTTGTAATATGATTTATCTAAAATACTAAATCCGCTTGGCCTATCATCAATACTTGCTAAATCAGTTTTAATTAAACTATTTGCCCAATCTTCTTCATCATTAGTTTCTAAATAATCACGTTCAGCAACTTCTTCCCAATCTTCATCCATTACTTCACCTTGTAAACCATCCAAAACAACTTCATAATCTTCATCACTTAATTCTTCTTTGCTTAGTTTAGATTTACTAATGATTTCTTCTATTTGTTGATATTCATCTTCTTCTTTAAAATCTTGGTCTTCTACATCAATACCAGTTTCTTCTTCTATTACTTCAGCATCCATATCTTTATCTATTTCAATGAATTCTAAAGGTTCAATAGTTTGGAAATAAAGATTTAATGAAATATCATTTACTGCAAACATTTCATCTAATGCATCTAATAGCAATTCTTGATAAGGTTTTATAACTACATTATCAAATAATAATGAAGCATTTTTAATTTCATCAGCATTACTTGAAAAGCCATTAGCTGAGTTTAAACCGATTAAAATTGGTGATGTTACCCTATGTGTTACCATTATCTTTTTAGAGCATTCTTCACTAAGGTATGAATAATGTGCCGGTGCATCATTTAAAGGTACATCATCAATAGTTGTTTTACTTTCTGCATCATTATTAAAAGCTATTATAACCTTTTCACCATAACTACCAGTAAGTTTAGACATTACGTCATTCTTGATGTTTAATTGTTTTTCCCTATCTGGTACACCATTGTTAAAGTTCACCACTTTAGTACCTGAAAAACCATTCTGGCAATCATTAATTAAATAATCTGCAATTTCTTTTTCTAATGTTGCGTAGCTTATTTGATAATCAGCTGGTGAGTAGTAATAATATCCAGTTACATATCTTCTTACTATAAATATTTCATTCTGCGCACCTGAGCCAAATACTGGAAATCTTTTTAATTTTGTATTTCTTGTAACATCTTTCCAATCAGCACTGTAATAGTAAGCTTCTATATCTCCTTCTTCATTGCATTTTTCAGCACGTAAAGTTTCTCTTGGAAAATGTGTAATGCTTTTTATTTTATTGCCTTGATATGTAACCTGAAATGCACCTTCACCCAATAATTTTAAATCTTGACAAACCCTTCTTAAATCTTTTTTCTTCAAGATAGATTTCATGTTTGCATATTCTTCTGGCTTTTTATGGCTATCAGTAGCATCTAAACCTTTACCATAGATTCTATCTACAATACCATTTATTACTGCATTGTTAGTAGTTGAATCCATAAATGCATCTATCAAATTCTGATAGTAGTCATTATGTTCACCAATACCAATCCAATCTCTGTTTTTTTCTTCAGTGATTACTGGTCTTTCATATTGGTTTAATTGTATTAAATGTAAATTATCCATCTAAATATTTTATTTAAGCATAAATGTATTCATTATTGCTTGTTGATTTTTCAATATATACATTATTGCTAATTTCAAAAGTTGATAATGTTTGGTCAGTACAAAATAATTTATCTTTAAATATTAAAGTACCATCCGTTGTATTATTAACTTCCACAGTATAAAAATTAGCTTCATCAAGGGCTTGTGTTGTGCTATAAGTGTAATAGTACTTGACTAAGCTAAAAGATGCATTAGAGTCCGTTAAAATAACTTTATTTTGTTCTTCACTTTTTATAGTTAGTTTATACACCTTAGAATTATCAATAGTTTCCCTTGGCATTAAATTTAGTAATCTTGTTCCGCTTTTTGTAATTATTTGCATCTTTTTTTATTTTACTTTTAAAAAAAAAGGAGAGAAACAAATTTGTAACCCTCCTTTAGCCAACTTAACTATATATTGAATCACACTAAACTATGAATTTTGTGCCTATTTTAACTATTGGTTCCCTGAACAATTGTAAATGTTCCACTCATTCCAGCAAAAGGATTGCCAGCAACTGCACTTTCAATGAACTGTGCTGGAAGTTTTTCCATTCCAACAAGTGTCAAAGAATAACCAGCAAAATCACCCATTGCAGCACCAGTAGCAATTGAACCACCAGTTACATCACAACCATACTCAACGCCCATCATAACACAATTATTATTTGAATCCTCAACCACTATATGGGGTCGGCCGTATGAAAGTAATTTTACTTCTTTATTATCTTCTTTGCTTAATTTTGGTAAAGATAGTGTCAAGGTTTGCTCAAAGAATGTTGTACCATTATCTCTTGATGAGTTAATAGCTTGTTCTAAAGCACTTGTTCCTTTTACATCATATTGATATACTGAAGCAGTTCCAGTCATATCACTTATCTCATCACCTGAATTTGTAGTTACTGTACCTAAATCCCCAAAATTAACAAAATACACTTTAGTTATTCCGCCTATTACATCTTTACAAGGGACTTTTCTCCCTAAACTAATATCACATGCCATCTTGTTTTTGTTTTTAATTAAGGGGGGTAATTAAACCCCCTTTAATGGTTATTAATTAAATTATATCTTAGGTATAATAAGTTACTTCACCTAAAAGACCGATTTGAACACCAGCTTTAAAACGTGCAACAAATCTTACATTTTGGTCACCTAAAGTATCAGCAGTATCAATTAATCTTAATTCAGATAAATCTCCAAGAACACCACATCCGAAGAATAGGTTTGAAATTTGCGTACACATCATTTTGTTAGCTGGCATACCCGGTGCTAAAAAGATTGGAATACCATCAAAAGTAAGTCCACCACCATTATACCATTGTGTCATTTTATCATCAGTACCAGCACCACCAGTTAATGCAAAACCACCAAGTGCTCTTACATAAGCTTGAAATACTTTGTTTCCAACATAAATTCTTAAATCTTCTTTATCTAAGATTGCAGGAGTGTTAGTAGCAACATGGTCAACCACCTTGCCTAATTCAGTAATTACATTTGAAGCAGTAACATCTGTTCCAACTACAATTGCACCACCAGCTAAATCAGCTATGTTAGCACCAGCAATAGTTGTAAATCCATCATACTCTCCCGGATTGGCCGTAACGCCACTCCAAATTGTAGTTTCAGTTTTAGCAGCAATTTTAGCCACATACTGCTGAACAATAAAATCTGCAAATGATTTTGGTAAACTTTGGTTTTGTACAGAATAACCCATTTCAGCAGATTGCCAAGATTGAGCAAATGTCTTTTTACATTCTGTTTTGTTAATTTGAAATTCTTCTACTTCAAGAACTCTTTCAGTAAGTGTTAAAGTACCAGCATCAGTGTAATCACACCCAGCATTTACTATTAAATCATCACCCATTACTGATTTTTGCATTACTTCTTTATAAGCAATGTTTGGAAGTATTGTTACACCTCCATTGTCAAGTGTTTTTCCACTTGTTAATGCTGCTGCAATGTATTTATCTTTAAATTCACCAGCATATGTAGTTGTTAAACTTGTTGCCATTTTTATTTGTTTTTAGTTATTTAATTTGTCATATATCCTTTGTTGTAATGTCTTAGGATAATTAGTTTTATTTAATGTAAACTTACTTTCATTTGAAGCTTCTGGATTGTGTTTTACAGGTTCAGCAACTTCAGCTGAAAGTTCTACATCTACATTTTCTTTAATTTCTTCTTTAAGTTCTGCATTAACTTCTTCTTTAGTTTCTTCAGAAAGTTCTTCTGTTGCTTCTACATCTTCAGGTGCATCAACTTTATCTGCTTTAAGGTCAGCAATCGCATCTTCAAGCTGCTTTATGCGCTTTTCCATTCCTTGCCAATCATAAACAGCTGCTTCTTCAGCCATTTCTTCTTTGATATCTTCTTTCATATCTTCTTCTTTTGCGGGTACATCATCAGACACGTCTCTCATGTCTGCTATAATTCCTTCTTCTTCAACTACTAAAAGCTTACCATCTTCAAGAACATACTCTCCAACTGGCATTGCAATTCTTTCATCATCTGATTTAATGAATATAGCTTCCCCTTTTTTAAATTCTTCTGCTTCTACTACTGTTCCATTTTGTAGTTTCATTTCAGCTAATTCAATTTCTCTAACTTCTTCAGTTAGTTCAATTCCACCTATAATGGTTTTGATTTTATTTAACATATCATTTGCTTTCATACTATATAAATGTTTTTTTTTTTAACTTGTTATACCTTTTTTTTATTTTTTTTTAATTATGCTTGTTTTTATGCTTGTGTTTTGCCTATTCCTTGCGCCCTTAATGAACCATCACAACATTTAACATTGTATGTATTGTCTTTACATAAACAACCTCTTTTACCACCCTTTGGTGAGGTTCTGCTTTTTTCTCCTTCTGTTAGTTTATTTCCCATTTTTATTTATTTATATGTTTTTCACATGGCATGTACCAAGTTTTATTTTCAAATTCATGTGTATGAAAACCTTTACACCCAATATTGATTGCCATTTCTTCTGCTTTGGCTTGTGTGCTATATGCTAATCTATCATCTATTACTGCATAATCTTCATCAATTACCATTGATTTTAAATTAACTTCATCAAGTTCTTTAAGTTTACTTAATGACCATCTTAAACCAGCTTTGCCACCCCACAATAAATAAGATATTGTTCCACATGCTTCAGTATCACTTTCATCATAATATGTTTCAGCCCTACTTAGATAGCTATACATTCTTTTAATAGTTGATAATGAAATATTGCCTTTTTTAGCCAAAGTGGCTGCCCTATTTTTGCCAACTAAAGTGGCACATTTATTATTTACTTTTTTATTTAGTTCTATTCCCCTTTTAGCATTATTACTAACTGCATCAGGATAATCATTGTAAGTTTCTAATTCAATCTTTTTTTTTTTAAATAGGTTTCTTATTTCTTCTATTTTTTCTTCTGCTTCTTTTTCAGCAATATCTTCTACACTTGCTTTTATGTTTGCTTTATCAGCAAAGTAACCTTCAATTGAAAAACCTTTTACTTTATCTGTTTTCACATATTCATTCCAGATTTCATCATTGTTTACTTTCATAGATACCATCCATGTACCTACTGGAACATCTAAACCATATTTTTTAGTTTTATCCATTTCAGCATCTTCTACTATCCATGATTCAACAACAGTTAAACCATTTAATGCCATATTATGCTCTAATGTTGTATTGTTTTGATTTCCATTCATAAAGAATAACTCACTTGCTTTACGTACTGTATCAGCAGAAAAATAAACATAGTATTCTTTTCTTTCATCCTTTCTGTATATGGGTTTATTTGGTATTAAAGCAGCACCCATTAAGATGCGCTTTTCATCATCTACTTTTGCAAATTTGATTTCTTGTGATTTTAGTTTTATAAAATCAGATTCAATAGCTGGTGATGATACAATACTTATTGCATCTATTCCAGCAGTTTCATTTTCTTCATCTAATAAAAGTTCTATTATTTCCATTTTGTTTTGTTTTTAAAAAGTTGCGGTTTGTATTATTGCGTTGTCTAATTGTTGTGCTGTTGTAACATCTTGAGACACTACAAATGCTTGTATAGGTGGTTGGCCTTGACCTAATGCAGTTGCTATTTGATTAAATCCTGATTGGCCTACTACATTAAATGCTGGTGGTTGTGTTGTTGCCCCAGTTCCCCCACCTATGCCAGTTGATGGCGCTGGTGGTGCTGGTGCTTGTTCTTTACTCTCAAATCTTGTTTTTGATATTACTGCTATTTGCGCTGCTCCAGTTGCTGCCACTATTCCAGCTTTCACAAAGTTTGCACCAGTCAAAGCATCTTGAGGCACTGCAAGTTGCGCCATTATACCTTGAGCAGTAGAAACAATTGCTTGCGCTATTCCTATTGCTTTATTTACTTTAAATGCTTTTTTTGCACTTTTTTTATCTTCTTTTGCAAATGCTTGTACTAAATCATTTATAGCACCTAAAGCATCAGATGCAATTGAAAGTTGTTGTTGAGCTAAATCTCTTCTGTTGTTTAATTCTTCATCAGCAAACTTTTTTCTAATATCTGCTTTTGCTTTTTCTTCATTTGCTACTATTTGTGTAGTATCTTTATTAAATTGTTCTGCTTTATTTTTTAATATACTATATTTATCTTCTACTGCTAATATTTCTTTTTCTTGTTCACTTATTAAAAAGTTTTCTGTAAATAATTTAGATTCTTCTTCTAACTCTAATAAAAATTCATTTCTAAGTTCTCTTTCCTTTTGTTGTTTTTCTTTTAGTATTTGTAATTCTTTTTCAGCTTGTTCTTTAGCATCTTTTTCAGCTTGTTCTTTATTTTTATTTGCTTCTTCTTTTCTTTTATCAGATGCTTTTTTTGCATCTTCTGTTATTTTTTCTTGTTTCTTTTTTTCTTCTTTTATTTCATTAGCATTATTTGTTTTAATCATTATTGCTAAGTCAACAGCTAAATCTTTTCTTTGTTGTTGCAGTTCGGCTTCTTTATTAACTAAATCACCCATGCCGCTTGCATTTTGTTCTCTTAATTGTTGTTCAGTAAAACCCATCAAAATTGCATCTTCATTTTGTTCAAGTTTTAGTTTATACATTTTAGTTGTTGCAGCTATTTCTTTATTAATGTTTAATATTTTTTGCTTCAATGCATTTTCTTCCATCTTAGCAATTTCCTTATTTGATTTGCCTTGTGCTTTTGCTAATGCCACTTGAAGTTTTAAATTTCTATCTAATTCTCTACCAACATTTTGAAAAGCTTTAGTTTGTTTATCTAATGCTTTGTTAGTTTCTTCTATTTCTGCTGCAAATTTTTCAGCTGCTTCTTCAGCATCACCAGTTCCACTAATCCAATCTCCAATTTTACTTATTGCAGCAGATAATCCAATAACTAAAGCACCAATACCTGTTGCCATTATTGCACCTTTTAAAACTTTAAATGATAATGATGTAGTTTTTACAGATTTACTAAATAAACCCATAATTGCAGTAGCTGCAACTGTAACAGTATTATTAATTTTTTGTAATGTGTTTGATGTTGCTAATGCATTGTTTAATAATTTTCTACCAGCACTGATACCTTCAATTGCTCCTTTAAATGCCATTGATATACCAATAGCAGTACTTATTTTTTCACCAACTTCTGCTACTGGGCTATCATCACCACCAAGCAAAACAAATGCACCAGTTAAATCACCTACTGCCCCAGTTAATGCGCCAAACTCACTTGCAACTTGTTCTGAATCTAAAGATTCTAATGCAAGTTCTGTATTCTTTAATTGTTGTTGTGCTTTAGTTAATTCCCTTGATAATTTTTTAAATTCTTCACTACCAAATTCAGCTTGTTTTAATTCATCTTCTAATGAACCAATAGCATTTTCTAAGTCATTAATATTCTTAATGGCCTGCGGTGCGCCCTCTACATCAATTTCTACTAAGATAGTTTTCATATTCTTTTATTTTTTTTTGTATTGCACCTTCTTCAAAAGTTTGTGCATATAAATTTTTACCTAATGCAATATTTATGTTTTTATCATATATATTATTTTCCTTGCAAAATTCTAATGCTTCAATTAATTCTTTCATGATGTTGGTTCATTTAATAATTCAAGTGATGATTCTCCAGTTTGTAGTTTAGTTGTTATTTTATTTATAGTAAATGCCCTTCCATTTACAAAAACTTTATCAGCTAATGAATAAGTTAATAAAAACTTTAATGGTAATATGGCTTTGTATTTAAATATTCTTGTTCTTGTATTGAATACTCTTACTATATAATTTTCATAAAACTTTTGAAATAAAGAATTATTGTTTCCACCATAGTCAGTTAATGTGTAACTATTTATTTCACTACCAAAGTTTAAATTAAATGCTGGGGCAGTAGATGCAGTTCCTAATTCATTTGCATTGTGAGGCATCCAATAAGCAGTTAATGAATCATTTGATACTGAACCGCTTGGTAAACCGCCATCTTCAGGTCTAACATTATCTATCATATTAATTGCACTACTTATTGATGATTGGTAAACTCCATAAAATAATAATGGTTTTGTTAATACTTCATTATCAGATTCATTAACACTTAAACCATATTGTATTTCTGTATATGAATCATCATCTAAATCTTGTAATCTTTCAAATAACATATGGCCAAATGGTGAATCTATTTTATATTGTGAACCCCTACTTGCATTGGCTTCATAATCTAATTTACCATATTGTCTATTGTGAATGTTGCTATATGCTTGTGATAGTTTTGTACTTGCTTCAGGATAACTAAAATTAATGTCAGTAAATGGCAATGCTTCACTTACTGTATTTTCATCTGTTTTAACATATTGGCTAATATCATGAGTAGTAGAAGAATCACCATAAAAATAATCTAATGTTTTTACTACTATTTCATCACTATCATTTAGAAATGCAGTTAAATTAAATTGCTTAAATAAACCTTTTAAAAAGTCAAGTATTTTCATTTCTGGTATTTCTTGTGTTGGAAACAAATTGGCAGCAACTGCATTTATTGAACCAGAAGAAGTATATGTGCTTTGATAAGATTGTAATGTAGTAACACCAGAAATTTCATCATAATCAACTTGTAATTCTAATGAAAAAGTTAATGCAGCATTTGAAACAACTCTTGTGACTAAATGTTTAGATTCTCCAATTGGAATTTGAGTATTAGAAATTAAAGCATACAAAACTGAAACATTTTGTGTACCACTTCCAGTAATTGTTGCTACTACTGTATCTGTTAATTCATCAACTATTTCTATTGTATAAATTGCAGTTGCTACTGTTGGTGTTACAGTTGCTTTATAAGTAAAAACATCTCTGTCAGTAACTGATTTAATTTTATATTTACCATTATCAAATAATGAAGTTGAGGTTGATGCAAAAAATGTACAAGAACCACTAATATCATTAACACAAGAAAATGTAGTGCTAACACTTACATCATAAATAAAAGAATACTTTCCTATTTTTCTATTTAACCATAAATATAAATTACTAAATTCAGTTGAATCAAAAAATTCACTTGATTTAAATGTAATTCCGTATTGTTCTTCTATTGCCTTAATTATTAAACTTGCTTTTATAGCTGGTTTTAAATCTTCTGGGAATACACCTCTTTTACCATTATTAGTTGCAAGTGAAGCTGAAATATTTCCAGCATCTGAACCATTCCCACTACTATCAAAAATATATCTTTGTTGCCTTGAAATTAATGGGTGTATAATTGCATCAGTATATGAAACAGAATTAACAGTAAAATCTAATCCTAAATTTAAACCAGCTTTTACATTAGCATAATTATTTGCAAAAGTGAAATTATTTAACCAAACTAAATCATCTAACTGGTCCTCACCAAATGTATTATTTAATGAAACTGTTTTACCAAAAAAAGTAACCTTGTAAACACTTGGCTTATTGTTCTTCATCTTAACTTCTTGAAGTTGTATTTTGCCACTTTTAAAAGGTTGGTAATTTAGTTCAATGATTGCTTCACTTTGTATATTGCTATCAAATCCATCTATATCAGGATTGTACCAATGTTGAAATAGTTTATTATTAATTTGTGATGCTGGCAAACTAAACGTCTGTGAAAAATCTGTAAATACTTTGTCAATATCTCTTACATCTTGTATGACTTGTGTTAATGTTACATTTTCATCACTAAACATATCTACCTTCACATAATCTTGTGTGACATTGTTTCTAAATTGTGGCCTAATATATAATATTAATTCTTGCATTAATGTACGTTATTAATTAAATCAAATGCATATTCAAAATTGATAGCATAGTTTATTAATTTATCATTTAAACTTGTTTTAAAACTTAGTGAACTATCAGCAACTTTCATTGGAAATACTGTACTGTCTTTTGTCATCCACACTAAATTGCTAACTAATAATTCTTCAAATGTTGGATTCATGGCTTCATCTACAAAACCTGAATTAATACTAATTGATTCATTTGCATTTATGTCATATGTTCTTTTTGAAGCTTCTGTTGTTGTATAACTTACATTAACTCTATCTAATAAATTCCTATTGAATTGGTTTTTAGTTACATTCATGTTTTCTAATGACTTTTTAAAGAACCATAAATTCTGCAATGCTCCATTCTTATTTATGAATGTTATTTTAATAGGTGTGTATTTACATTCTTCTACTTCTTCAAGTGTTATAATTGTATCACCTACATTCCCAGCAATATCAATTCTATCAGCAGTACCAGAATAAGTAATATATTGTATTTTTTGGTTTGTGTTTCCATTATCTGTGATTGCAGTTGTTTGAACATTAGAGCCGTTTAATTTAAATGTTACATTAGTTGCTGATTCTGCATTTATTGGTAATACTATTGTAGTTCCTTTATTATATTGCATATAACTTGCAGTTACTAAATCATCTAAATTCAAAAGATAGTTTGCGCCATTCTTAAACTCACTAAATGAATCAAATGCTAAAAATGTACTTGATGAAGTTGTTACCGCACTTGATGTTGTATATTGAAAATCAGCAATCACCCATAGAGTTGAACCAGCACCAGAATATGAACCTGTAAAAGCATGTGAAAAGTAATCTTGTATTAATTCACTTATTTCAAATGTAACACTTGTTTCACTGTTGATGGGTTTTTTAGTTAGTGTATATTGTGGTGAAGCTGGTTTATCTCCAATCACACCACTAAAAATATATAACTTTAATTGCGTTGATGTTAATCCAGTTACATTTGCTGGTCTTATATAATATGGAGACCTTGTTTGTATTCTTGTACTCATTCTTCTAAATTTAAATTATCTTCTAAAAACCCTTCTAATATTTCATCTTCAAATAAGGGCAAAGCTTCTTCAAATGGTTTAGTAAAAAACATAGTTGCTCTAATTCCTTTTTTATATATGCTTCTGGCTATTAAAAAGTTTAATGACTTTCTTTTAATAAACCTTCCCTTTTTATCTCTTGGTGCTATTCCACTTCTAATGCTCCATTTATCAAATACACTGCTTGGTGGCATTTTAGTTGTGTATTTAAATGGTGATGTTCTACTTTCAGGGTAAGTTAACTTTGCACCTTTTACACCTTGGTCTTGAAACACTCCATAATTTTCTGCTAAAAATGAAACCTTGCCTTTATTAATATTATAACTTAAGCTATTTGATAAAGCACCAGTTTTATCTTGTGAACCATATTTGCCACCCTTAGCTAAATTTTCCTTAGCTTTTTTAGTTACATATTCTGCATACTTCTTTAATGCTTCTTCAAAATTTTTCATTAGCAATATGTCATATCTGTATAAGTGTTAATAGTAAATGTTATTGCCCAGCCAGCTAACATGTTTTCAAACCTTTCTGTAAATGGTTCACAAGTTGCATCTCCTACAATTTCAAATTCATCTCTATATGCATCAGCTTTTTGTAATACCCTCATTATTCTTGTGCCTAATGCTAATTGAGTATTTAGTATGTCTTGCCTATTGTCATTACCTAAAAATAAACTTGCATCTTCAGAGTTGCTTACATCTACTAAATCCATTAAAAATATTGTCATGTTCTGCTGAACTATGTTATTAGTAATAGTTGCATTATTAATCATTATATGGCACAATGGATATAAGCTTTGTTTTTGCAAATCAATGTCTGCTATATCTCCAAATGTAACTTGGTGGTTAAATGGTTCAGCACTTATTGCATTTTTAATATTGTCTATTACTCTGTAAAAACTATTCATACTATATATTTTTTATGTATAGGGGAGAATGTCCACCCATATCTTCTTCTATAAATTCATTTAAAAAATCTAATGCATCATCAAAACTCATATCTTCATCTTTTATTGTAATGTCTAAACATTTCCAAAAGTCATATATCACTCTTAATGGTTTTGTAGCAGTAACACCAATCATGGCATCTTCATAACCATCTGCAAGAACAATTACATCATCTTCTAAGAATAGTTTTCTTTCTATTAATTCTTCTATTATTTTATCCTTTTGCATTTCTTTTTAAAATACTTTCTTCTACTTTTGCTTTGTCCTTTTCAAATGATAACATATACAAACATTGATGCAACTTTAATTTAGTCACTTCTGATATGTTTCTAATATCTCCCTTACTGAGTCCGTAAATGGATTGATACCAACCCCATTTTTTAATGAAGCTATCAGATGTGGAGGCAAATTCACTTCTTGCTGATTCTGTAAATAGTTCACTATATGTTTCAATAATTCTCTTTTTAAATTCCAAAAAAAAAGCAATGAAGCCATTACAATATCTAAAGGCATATTTTTCATATTGTATTTACTTGCAGTTTCATATTCTTCAATTCTGTATTGCCCTTTTCTTTTAAATGATATTGGCCTAAATAAAACACCCATAGCTTTATCCATTGTTTCCCATTCATTAAGATAATTATCTAAATCAACATACTCTCCAAAAGTCATATCATCTAATTTAGGAATGAATCCAAATTCTTTTTCATTCATTCTGAATCTATCTTTAAATGCTGGTTTATCTTCAAATATTTTATTTAAGTCAAAAGTAATTTTATTAATGTCTGTTACCTTCATTCTTAAAGCATCTATTAATCTTGTTTTACAAAATATCTCAATCATCTTCTGTTGGTAAAAAGTATTCATTTCTTTGCCATCAGTTATTTTAAGCCATTTTTGATATTGGCCTAATGTAATTTCATTTAGTGATTCTGGTATAGTTAGTTTAATTGCCATATTAAAAAATGTTAGTTGGTGTAAATGCTTTAATACTTAATTTAAATTTTTCTTGTTCAATATATTTAATGTATTTAATTATCTTTTTAATAAGCTTCATATTATATAAATGTTTTTTTTTTGACTTTGTTATATAGGAATTTAATATTTATTTTTAATAATAGTAATATTCACCTTTATTTGGGTTCTGTAATTGGTAGCTTACTGCATATCTTAATGCATCAATAGCATGGTTAAATTTATCTATTGGTGTTTGTGATTTCTTTTCCAACCAACAGTAGTTGTTTAGTTCCTTAATTAAATCTGTACTTTCTTCATCAATGATTAAATCATAATCTTGCAATAAGCTAATGCCATAAGTTATTGAACCTTGGCCTTTTATTGCTGCTACTATATTATTGTTTCTTGTTAACTCAGAAATTAATCTTGGTTCTGCTGAATCACCTACTATTAAATCTCTATTTGCAAATTTAGTGTTTAGTGTTGCTATATCACTTGTTGTGAGTTTAGGTTGGTAAAAACATAACTTAACATAAATTAGTTTATTCTCTTTATCTATATTGGTTTGTACTAATGTTGTAGGGTCATTGCTAAATCCATAATCTTGGCCAAATACATTTTTACCTACTTGCTTAAACTTTCCTATTTTCCAATTAGTAAATATTACACCTTCTGCTTTATCTAACCATGAACCAAGTATAGTGTGCTTGTACCTACTTGGCCTTCTTTCTTTCATTCTTTCTATTTGCTCTATATAACTTGTGCTGAGGTTTTCAATGTTATCTAAATAAGTTGTGTGAATGTAGGTTGTATCATCTTTAGTTATATTACTTCCAGCTTCTACACCTCTTGCTTCAAACCATCTTTGGTATATAAAGTTCTCTTTAGTTGTTGGATTTAGTATTAATATTACTCTATTGTCTAAACCCTTTTGACGTACTGATAAATCTATTTTATCAAACATATCTTCATCACTCATTTCTTCAGCTTCATCAAATACCCATGTAGTTATTCCTTGTAATGATTTAAGATTTGCAGTTTGGTCACCAGAACTTGTTTTGATTCCTCTAAATAGTATTTTAGATTTAGTTACTTTGTTTAATACCTCATCTTTAGTTATTACAAAATCATCTGTTTTTTTTAGTAGTTCTATTTTTTCTATGAACTCAGGTATTATAGATATTGATGCAGAACGCAAAGTATATCTTGTAAATAGAATAGTATGCCCAGCTTCATATGTTAGTAATAGTAAGAATGTGTTAATAGCAAAGGATTTGCCAGAACCTCTACCACCAGTTACAATAAAATAACGTGAATCAGATTCTTCAAATATTTTGTATTTATTGCTTAAACTTAATTGCACTAACTAATTGTTTAAAGTCATGTGAAACTGTTTCTGTTGTGTTTAAATCTACTGTATCTTTTGGTGAACCATAGCCTGAATTCATTAATGCATTATAAGCATTTACATCACCTTTTTCAAATGCCTTTTGTAATACTGCAATAGTCATATGATGTTCAGCACTTAACCATTCTTCTTTGCCAGTTAATGGATTTTTTCTTTTTAATAAAACTTCTAATAATTCTCTTACTACTGTACTTCTATTCTTACTTCCTTTAGGTCTGCCTTTAGGATTTCCGCTTTGTCCTTTTGTCCAACTTTTTAAATTTTCTTCATTTGCCATCATTCATTGTATTTTCATTGTTGATTTGTTCTAACTGTTCTAAATATAATAATAATTTTTCTTCAGTTTGTTTTCTTGTTTTGTGTTCACTTTTCTTTGTTTTCTTCTTCATAGGTTTTGTATAAAGTTTTCATTTGTTGTATTAAGTCCCTTACACAACTTCCACAGTTTGATGATTCTTTTTTGGCATTAAATACTCTATTGAATATTTTTAATAATTCTTTTTGTTCTAAGTTGGTTAATGTGTTTCTATGTTTGCTGAAGAATTCTTTTAGATAATTGTATTCATCTTCTATTAAGCATTTAGCATTTTTATATGGGAATAGTTTATTTAGTTTTTCCTTTCTGGCTTCACAGCCGCAGTCCTCACCAAGAATAAATTTAGCTACTTTATCTATTCCAGTTGCTTTAGTTATCTTTTCTATACTGTCTCCAAGTCCTTTAGATTTCATTTTTTAATTTTCTTTTAATTTTTTTTTTACACTTGCTTATGGTGTTTTGTACTACTACATGACTAATTTTAGTTGCTTTACTTAAGCTTCTAATTGTGTGAAATTCCTTTCTGTATAAATTAAATAGTTTTCTATCAAACCAATAAAAAGAATTTACTATTTCATCTATCTTCTTTTCTATATTGAATTTGTTTATTTCAGGTTCTTTAGTTTCTATTGTATGGTTATCTTTTAATTCTGTTTTTAAGCTTTCTTGTTTTTGTGCATTTAAATACATAGTGTACAAAATTTTATTCACATATCCAATATGTGGTTTATTGTTTTGTATTGCTTTTTTAATTACTTCATCTTTTGAACCATGAATTTTTAAATACATATCTTGTACTATATCTTCTGCATCTATGTTTTCATCATTTATTAAAGCATCAACATTTGAAATCCATTTATTATGGTATTCAGCTAATAATGATAATACTTTATTTTTATCCACCTTGTTACAAAACTATAAATTTTTTTCATTCCTAAATTCTTCAAGTTCTAATAATAAATTTAAAAAGTCATTAAATTCTATTGCACAATAATCTAATTGAAAGTTTTTAGTGAATACTACTAATGGTGTTTTGCCTCTTGGTGCATCATTTCTGCTTTGTTCTAATGCCTTCCAGATGTTTAGCTTTTCTTGATTTTTACATTCAAAACTAAATTCACTTATTATACTATTGTCATCAATACAAATAATGTCACCTTTGAAATCCATTCCACCACTTAATGGTGTTCTTCTTACTTTAATTTTAAATAATTCTTTTAGTTTATTAGCAATAGATAATTCAAATCTTTTGCCCTTTTGTTGGCTTGACCTTCCTCCCATAATTTATTTATTTTGTTTTGATTCTTCAGCTTTCATTAAATCAATTAATTCATTTATGTATTCATGCAAATCTGGATTAGAAAATAGTAATACTGCAATCACACTTAAATTTTTTTGATTAGGTGCTTTAATCTTAATTTTACTTTTTTCATCCATCATTAAGGCGCACCACATATGTGCTTTATTAATTTCTTTGATTACTTCTTTTGTTAATGATTTTTTTATTTGTCTATTAGGATTCATCAAATATAGTTTTTTGTTTTACATTTTGTTTTCTTGTTATTCCTACTGCTGTTTCTAATATTGTTTTACCAGCTTCATAATCAACCATGTTTCTAAATAATCTTCTTTTATCTTTTTTGCCTTTATATTTAGTTATATCATAATTATAAAATTTTATCCAAGATTTTAATTCATTATCTATTCTTGTGATGTTTGGAGGATTTCTATATGTTAAATCATTAGGTAAATTAAAATTAGTCCAAAATAAATGTCTATGCCTTTTTTTTGCTGGTATTAATGGTTTATAAAATGGTATTACATTTTCTACGCAATATTTGCCATTAAAAAAATTATCCAATAAAATAATCTCTTCATATAATTTCATATCTGGATACTTCATTTTTCTTTTGTTTTTCATAGAATGTTGAAAAGAAGAATGTGTTGGACAGGGTGGCGAACTCCAAATAAAATCAAATTCTTTATAATGCTCTAATAAATATTCATGTGCATCTGCTACAATTACTTTATCATTAGGAAACCTTTCTTTATATAATTTTGCAAGTTCTTCATCTAATTCAACTGCTGTTACTTCAATATCTGTAACCTCATCCCATTTGTACCTGTTACCACCTAAACAAGCATATAAATTTAATATCTTCATTTAAAATATAATTTTCTTATTTGTTCTCCAAGTTCTTTGTCATTAGGGTATAACTCACAATAGTGTTTAATTATGTTTTTATTTATCCTTTGGTGAGGATGTGTATAAACACTATCTTTTACTTGTCTATATTTATTTAGATTTGTTTTCATAATACTTGCTGCATATTGCAATGGCTTGGTTACTTTGATAACCTTCTTTTATAACTTCAGGGACACATCTATACATGAAATCTTTTTTCTTTTCATTTGGTTTTGGCTTTGGCATAACTTATTGTTTATTGTTTATATATTCATCTATTATTTTAACTATACACATTCCAGCAATTACTGCTAAAAAGTGAGAAACTAACATTAAGTAAAATACTATATCTATTGTTTCATTCATAATTATAGTTCTTTTAATTCTTGTAATTTAGTAATTTTTAGTTTTAATTCAACTATTTCTTTTGTCTGTAATGCATTATCAACTCTTAGTTTCCTATATGCTTTATCTTTGTTTCTATTTAGTTCAGCTAACTCATTAATGGTCTCTAAAGTCATTCTAAGAGTTTCTAAGGCCTTTAATTTACTTTTTGGAGCATTACCCTTATCAATGTCATGCAAGGCCTTTATAATTAAGATATGTAATTCATTCTTTCTTAATAGTAATTCTAATTCATCCATAGTTTTAGTTTTTAGTTTTTAAAGCATTTACACCGCCAATTGTAAAACCCATTCCAGCATTGAAGTCAAATCTCAAAGGTTCAGAAAGGTTTGTACATCTCCCACCAGTTTCCTTGTCTTTAATTTTTTCTATTCTAATTTCTGTTAGCATCCATAAATCAGGGTGGTTAATTAATCTATGTATGCTTATAAAGTCATCACATCTGTTTGCAAACACTTGGCCACCTTCCACATCTGATTTTTTACAAGGTTGTATGTAACCTTCCAATAAATGATTAGCTGGATAAACTCTCCTTGCTGATTCTGTTTGTGGATGTGTATTTATGTAAACTGATTTTTTAGTTTCATTACAAAATTGTCTAACATCATTACAAAATTGGTAATTACGTTCAAACTGGTTAACACTTCTATTGTGGTTCATGCCAGTAAAAGGGTCAATTAAACAATTATCCGCACCAGATTCTTTAAATAGTTTAAATAATTCTTTATGGTCATATACTTTTGAATTATCTATAAAAATAAAATACTTACTTAATAAATTATTATTAAATCTTATTTCTTCTTTAGTTAATTCATTTAATTTTTTACCAGTATACATTTGAATTAAATCTCTTATTAATTGACCAGCTTTATTTTCACCTGACCAGATAACATGTTTAATATTATGGTGTTTAGTTAAGCAAAGAAAGTAGTATAATATCCAAGCAGTTTTACCAACATTGTCAAGTCCTACAATAACATTGAAATTACCTTGCTTGTATCTAATGTAATTATCTAATTCTGTATTAATACCTAAACCAAGTTTTATTTTACCTTCCTGAAACCTAAATAAATAATCTAATGAATCTTTGTTTTTTAAAATCATTTGGTTAAAATATTTTTTAATTCATCATCAACATGTAAATTTGGGTCAGAAAATTGTTTTTCCCCTACAACCCCTTTTATCTTTTCTTTTCTTATCTTTTCTTTTCTTATCTTAATGCTTGAGCCATGGTCAACCCCCACCCTTGAGCCACCCTCAAGCCCCCCTTGGTTTGATGCTCTTAATTCAGCAGATTTTTTGCCGCCTTTCTTACCATTTTTTACATTAGCTTCATGTCTTTTTTTCCTTTCTTCTAATTGTTCATCCAACCATGATATTATTATATATTCACCATCAGATTTTATTAATCCATTATCTAATAATGAATTGTATAAATCTTCATCAATTATTCTTTTAACTTGTTGTGTTTTTAATTTGCAATCTTGCGCCCAATAAAAGCAACATGCTTTCATAAATGCTCCTTGTTCTTTAAAGCTTAAAAAGCTTATGTTGCCCGTAATCCATTGTGATGGATAAAATTTAAAGTATGGTAATTCTTTCATAGTTTATATAGTTAGTTCATTTAAAGGTAATAAAATTCCTTTGGAGGTATTGTTATCTCCACCTTTTACATCTCTTTTAGTATTTAAATACTTTCTGCAAATGTTTTTTAATTTTTTTGTTTCTATTATAATAATATTTTCATTACTAATAACAAAAGCATACCAAATAGCTTTGCTTTTACTTATTCCACTTGCTTTATTTTTATATTGATATTCAATAAATACATTACCAGTTTTTTTGTTTTTAATGGCATCTTTATCGGTTTTAACTTCTATTGTATCACCTTTAGATTTTAAAATATTAGCTAATAAATTTTCTCCTTTATTACCAAATTTTAAATCATATTTAAAATCATTATTATATTCCATAGTATGCTTTGTGTTTATTGTTATATCTATTGTAAGCAAGTATTTCATTGATATCCAAGGACTCCAAAGTATATTCTGGAATCCTTAAATAGTCATCTTCATTATTATAATATGCTTCAGTTTTTGAATCAAAATGAACTGGTACAGTATTCCTTCTATATCTGTTTATATATTTTTTAACAATAGTATATGTTAAATTTAGTTTTTTAGATATTTCTCTCATAGTGTACCCTTGAATCATTAATAGTGTTATTTCATCTTTATTTATTAAATCATAAATAACATAGTATTTAACACTATATTTTTTTGCTATTTCTTTTGGTGTTAAACCTTGTTTTAGCAAATCTTTTATAAGTTTTGTATTCAAATCCAGC